CAAGGATCGGTGACCCTACCAGTCGGACCTGGCCTCTTCTCCCGTGCGGGGACCTCCCGACGCTCAACAGGGATATCCTCCACGGGCATCGTGAAGATCTTATCGTCCATGTTCATAGGACAACCTCCTGGTTGTTGTCGGGGAGAGGACACGGAACTCCAGGATAGCTCCGCCTCGGGATCTGGCCCTAGTCCCCTCCCCTAACTATGGTAGATTGTTACCGGAAAGCACCCGTTACCCAAGACTGCTTTCCGCTATTCAGACGGTAAAGCAACACGGGGGTAACAACACCAGCACTCGCACCAGAACCCCACACGAAACTCAGGGTCGCTCCATCGGGATAGTCCGTATCCGTGTACTTCTCGAACCTCCAATAGAACGGCCTGGAATCTGTGTCTGCTAGGGTTCCTTGACCAAGATTGATCAGATGGTTTCCATCTGAGTCGTCAACGGTTGCCGTGATGTAGTCGGCCCATGCTGTGCTAACACGAAACCCGATACCCACGACCTCGCAGTTACCAGGAAGCGTGAACATTGCGGCCGGGGACGTATCCGAGTAGGTGATAGCATCACCATAGGCTTCCCAGAGCATCGCCTCAGCCAGTTCTTGGGCAGGCCAACCGAGTTTTGGTGCAGGCTTGATAAGCACTACTGACATGGTTGGTCTCCTTTACCTGGCCATCGAGTAGATGAGGATGAACTTCGTCAGTCCAGCATCACAGGCAGTCGTGCTGAGGGGGAACGTAGCCGCGATGGTCGCTCCCGTGTCGTAGAACTTGCCTAGTGCGTTGCTAGCTTGCCGACCGATCCCCGTAGGCCCGTTGGCCGAGTCGTTCGGGGCGAGTTGAGTGTCAGTGAACCAGGTATCTACGCTGGACGTATCTCCAACGGTGATGTTTCCATCATCACTGGTTCCCCAAGAGTCCGGGGTGATGCCATAGATGCCGTGAACAAAGACCCCCGCAGGTAGTGTCCAGAGGCTCACGGTTTGTGCGGCCGAAGAGCCGGTCACGGCGATGTCGTCACTATCGACATCCGTACCCCACGTCACAGCCGATGTGTTCCGACCCGTCAGGTACATGATGACTTCGTCGGCTCTCTCCGCCCAGGGGTTGTCCCCTAGGTAGATGTCACCGTAGGGAGGAATAGTTTTAGCCATTATTCCTCCCTTATCGAGCCATAGACCAAACGAGTACGAACTTGGTCAGTCCAGTCACAACGGCCGAGTGGGCAAGCGGGAAGGTGGCGGAGATGGTTGCACCCGTGTCATAGAACTTTCCGGCCGGAGGCGTCAAGGCGTTGGTCTTGAAGACGCCAGCGGCATCGGTCGCGCAGGGGGCGAGCAGCGTGTCCGTAAAGTACGTATCCACTGCGCCTGTGTCCCCAACCGTGATGTTGCCATCGTCGCTGTTGGTTCCCCAAGAGTCGGCCGTGTTGGCATAGATCGCTTTCACGAACGCTCCCGCAGGTAGAACCCACAGGCCCACCGTCTGGGCCGCCGAAGACGCCGTTACAGCGATATCGTCGCTGTCCACGTCCGTCCCGTAGGTCACAGCCGATGTGTTCTGGCCTGTCAGGTACATGATAACCTCGTCCACTCGCACGGCCCAGGGGTTATCGCCTAGGTACTGATCTCCATACGGAGGAAGGGTTTTAGCCATTGCAAAATCTCCTTACTTACCGGATTACGAGCTAACTGCGTGCTCTAGTGCGCGGACCCAAACGGCATTCAGAACCGCGGACTTGTGGACCATCTTCCAGCCGATCGTCCCACGCTGCTTCAACGGGTCGAACCCAGTCCCACCAAGGTCATTGATGATGAGTTCAACCGGTTTTTGCTGCGGGCGTCCGGTCTGGACAGCCAGTTCCCCACCGCCTGCATCCAAACTCACGTTCGGGGTCAGTGCCGCGATCCCTGCCGCTCCGATGGCCTCGTTACCCATGAAGAGGGTCGTATACACATCGATCGAACTGGTGCCCGCGGCCGAGTTCACATAGGCATTACTGGTCACATAGATCTTGCAACGCAGAAGGCTACCCATCTCGCCACGTCGGTACGCCTCTCCGCCCTCACGAGTGATAAGCGTAGCGAACATCGAGTCCTGCATCAGGGTGAGCCAGGTGAAGGGGTGAGCCACAACCCAGTAGCTATTACCCTCGATGGGCATGGCATTCGCACTGTCGAGGTTCGCCACCTGGGATAGGAAGTCGGAGAACGCGATCTTGTCATTCGTGGAGTCAACCGTAGCGGTCGTGGTGGCCCCACCTGCGTAGTCCGCCGTCGCCCCAGCCTCAAGAACGTCGCGGATCAGGGTGTCCACAGACAGCCCTGCCTGTTCGCCCAGGATGCTGGAGAACTCAGAGAGCAAAGGATCGTAGGCCGTCATGATGATCTTGTCCGTGAAGCCAAGCCAAGCACCATACCACAGGGGCGTGATGGTGGTCGTGGCCACGGTCGGGCTAGCCAGCTCGTTGGGGGTGTTCCCCTCCGTCAACTCGGATGTAACGGCTGAAAGCCCGGCGTACTTGCGAAGTTCGTAAGCACCAAACTGATTGAGTCGTGCAGAGGTGACGTGCTTGCCGTGAACAAGGCGCGGGAGAGCACGGCTGAGTAGCCGCTTCTCGTAAAGCGTCTTGACGGCATCACTCAAAGCAGCAACATTGGCGTGAGCCATCGTAAGTCTCCTAGTTTATCCCCCTTGTCAGAACGCCTTACGGCGTAGACAAGCCGGGGATTTGTTTGTTCAGGTCTTGTTGTCCCGTCTCGAAGATCCGCCAGATTTCCTCTTCGGAGAGTGGTCTGCCGACCTTCTCGGAGTACAACTTCTGCAACTGCGCAAATGCCTCATTCGGGGTCATCTGTGCAGGCGGCGTACCTGTTCCCGTCACGACCTGAGGTGGCGTTGGGCGTCCAGGTACGGGGGCCGCAGGTTGGACCGGAGCAACGGCCGCAGGTGCCGCTTCCGCTTTGGCGCGCAGGTCTCGGATATACTCCTCGAACCGGCTGTCCGCCTCACGGAAGAATACATCAGGGTCGGAGAACTCTAGGTCTGCCAAGTTGACACCCAACCTGGTCAGACGTTGAGCATAGTTGATCATGGAGATGGCTGCTTGGCGAGCACCCTTCTCCTGCTCCAACTCTTCCTGCAATCTTCGCTCTTTGTCCGTTCGAGACTCGGCTTCGTAGGCTGAACGCTCTTCCGGCGTCATTCTTGCCAGAAGATCCGATTCCAACCTAGAGGTCAAATCACGAATCTCGCGGTCCCGCTCTGCCAATTGACGGGAATACTGGGAATCGAGTTTGGACTGGAGACCAGCCATATCTCTCTTCCACTTGGCCTCAATGGCATCCCGCTCCTTGGCCATGCGGGTGTTCCACTCAGCCTCGGCATCGACAGGCTGTGCAGGGGCATCCACTACACCAACTGCGCCTGGTTGTACAGGGGCAGGTGCAGGAACTCCCGTGGCGGGCACCGTGGGCTTATCACCCTCAGAACCGCCAGTAGCGCCTTCAACTCTTGGCATCGGAAACATCGTCTTTCTCCTTTATTGTAAGGTTCACCACTTAGACTACCACACCAGATGGGCCTAGCGCAAGTGTTATTGTCAAGACGGTTACTTACGAACCTTAGCCTTTTCTTGACCTTCTGCCATCTTGGCCAGAAGTTCCTCTTCCTCTGGTGATAAGCCCCCAGTTGTTCCTCCACCCCCGCCCGATCGGGTCAAGCTGGCCCCTCCCAATGGGGGCAAGTTGCCCCCGGCCCCACCAGAGCCCAACCTCCTCCCGGCCTGGAGCAGTTCTCGCCCCTCGGCAGCACCACGATAGCCCAGAGGGATGTAGGACAAACGCCGGGTAGGCGTCCGGGTTCCACCACCCCCTCCACGCCTGCCTCCCCCTCCACCGCCACCTCCGCCCCCTCTAGTTGTGGTAACTTCACCAAGGTAATACTGTGCCCAGACGGGATGGGACATGCCCCACATATCCTTCATGGCATAGTATTGATCGATCAGGCCAGATAAGGTTGGATCCTGCTCCCTGGCAGCGGCCCGCTCCGATTGGCTGAGGGACATGTACCAACTGAAGGTTGTCCAGAAGTCCTCCCCAAGCCGCCCCGTCACAAGTCCCCGAAATTGGTCCTGCTCCTCTCGGGCCTGTGAGCGGCTCGCAAGCTCCTCATCACCCACCGGCTGGTTGTATCCAAGCTCCCTCAAGGTCCGTTCTAGGATGGCCTCAAACTGCTGGGCGTCTTCGGGATTCCGCCAATCGGCCGTGGAGGTTGTCCGTCGGAACGCCTCCATCCACCCGTCATCGCCCTCATTCCGACGGAATGTATCCATAAAGTCGTCGTAGGCGGCCCCAGGTGGGACACGATTGAGAAGGTTCCAGATGCGCTCATCCCGTCCCGCAGCGGCCTCTCCAACCCGCAACTCTGCATTCTGAGCCTGACGATCTTCCATGGATAGGATGGCCCGCCCATAAAGGCCCTGCCGAATGTCTTGAACCGTGAAACGATCCCCGTACCGGGCCTGCATCCACTCGATGATGTCTTCCTCAGTCGGACGACCATCCGGCCCAAACTGACGTAGGAAGTTCCTCTCAAGAAGTTCCCGCCCCTCGGGGGTTGTTGCCTTCCCAACCTCTTCGTAGTACCGCTCTTGGAAGTTGTGAACCCAGACGTAGTTGATTGCCGAGTGAATATCGTCGGTTTCGATCCGCCACTGCTCCAACCCAGCCGCATTGGTCTCCGCAACCAGCATGAGACCTAGGTCCTCCGGCCGGTTGAGCGCGGCGTTCATGAAGTTGGCCTCAGCAAAACGGGTCTGCATCTCCCTCATCATGGGGGCCGCAATGGCAGGTAGGCGGTCCAGCCACGTCTGGTAGTCCCGCTGGTAGTCAGCGTAGACCTCATACCGATCAGGATCCCACGACGGAGCCCCATCCAGTAGGGTGTGCCACCACAGGTTACGGAAGTCCTCGTAGACCAACTGTTCGGGCTTGTAGCCGATAACCCAATCACGGGGCGCTAAGGGGTACCGCAGTTCCAGGTCTGCTACCTCGGCCGCATATCGCCGCTGGATTTCAATTTCGACCGCGGGGTTGTTACCGGCCGGCAGGGCATGTAGAGCTTGGTCTCTCACCTGTCGAATACGCTCCCACTCAGCCATATACTCATGCCGCTGGCGCTGGGATTCTATGTTGAACGCCACGATGACGTTGTAGCTCATCCCATCCACAGACTCGTAGGATGAGGAAACCCGACTGACCCGATCATAATATGCCTGGGGGCTCTCTCGGGTCGGGTCATAGGGCTCTGATCCAGACGGAACCCGAACCCAGGAGAAAGCCGTATAGAGGTTGGCGGCGTAGTTCGCTGGCACGTCATTGATGCGGCTGGTGATGATGCCCCACATCTGCTCGATATCCTTCGGTAGCTCCAACATGTGCGCCCCAAGAACATCGTTGGCAGCCCACCGCAGGCGGGCATTCTCGGCCCTGGTGTAGAGTAGGCGGGCATCCGCGTCTGTGTGCATTCTTGGATAGATCCCCGTGAAGTAGCCCAGAGTCGCAGTCAACCAGTCATCCGTCTGAATATGGCCGTAGGCTTCTTCCCATAGCCTCTGGGCCGCCGGGTCCTCGCCCCGAGCATACATGTCCAAGGCATTCTGTGCCGTATCCAGAAGCGCCCACCTTTGAGCGTCCGTCATGCTTGGATCGGCAATTTGCTCCAGGAAGCTGATTAGGATCTGCTGCTCGACTAGGAAGTCGATGTAGGATGCGTCGGGATCCAAAAGTTCCATCGCCAAACGACCAAATGTCGTCTGCCGGGCCACTCTCTTCAGAAGGGCATTAGCAACCGGTGGGATAAGCTGTGCTTGGGGCAGCAAACCCATCGGCTGGTAGATGTCAGCGTCCAACGTCCCCGTAACCCGGAAGAGAAGCGGCACCCAAGGCGATGGGGATGCCCCAAACATCGACAGGGAACGCAACGCGATGCTGGTTGCGATAGTCCCAAACCCTACATCCTGGTCGGTCATCTCCTGAAGATCGTAGTAATCCAGGTTTGGGAAGACGTAGCGCATGGATAACGGCCCAGTCGGGTTCCACCACATCCCGTTCCCCAAGGGGATCAGGCCCCGCATGGACGGCAGCGGTTCCCCCCTGGATGTTGCAAAGCCGTGCTGCCAGGCGACCATGCTGGTGTTGCTCATGTACCGTAGGTACCATCCAACCAACTCTGGATCGTGAACCATGGCCCCCAACCAGAATGGGATCGATCGGGATGGGAACATCCAGAACGGGACGACATTCTTCATCATCCGGTCGAACTGAGAGAACTGATGGTAGCCGATGAAGATACGGTTGGTCTCTTCGAGGACGCCCCGATAGTTGCGACCCAAGAACTCGCCCCCACTCATGACGGCCTCTTCACCAAGCGCCATGTTCTCGACGTAGCCACGCCCAATGCGTTGGATGAGGGTCTGCTGCTCAGGAGATAGCTGACGGAAGAGGACATCCCCCTCAACCATTCGATTACGAATGTGAGAGCGTATGTCATCCGTCAATTGACGGAACTGATTGACGAAGGCTGTTTGGTCGTCCAGAGCCCGGAAGTAAGCCACCACGTTCGGGTCCATCATCTCCCGGCTAGGATATCGGAACCGACGACTACCAAGCCCCATCGGGATGCCCTCGCGCTCGGCCTCTCTCATAATACGGGCTTCCCACGCCGAGATTAGTTCCTCAAGATGCCTCTCGATCTGTGCTTCCCGACGAAAGTCACCAGCCGCCGCATAGGCGTGCATCCGCATCCGAAGATGTTCAGCCAAGTTATCGAATGAATCAGTCGCCATTCGTCCATCAGGAAGTCTCTGTCCCCCATACAGATCGTTGACACTCCGACCGCTGTCAAAACTGAAGGGCTCCTGAACATTCGGCCCTATCATCTCTCCCCATACACCCCGCCTCAGGTTTTCCTGTCGAGCCTGTAGCGATGCTTGTGCCGCCGCTCTAGCCTGGGCTACCTCGGGAGCAGGAGCCTGAACCCCAGGCGGGGACGCATCCAACGGCAACCACTCTACAGATCCCTCGGGGAACAGGACATAGCGGTAGGGTTGATCCGTTCGGCTTGTGGCCGCGTCAATGGCCTCCTGAAGTCTTCTCTCATAGTCCGGTCCGGGCGCAACCGTTACATTGTTGACACCCTGACCATGTTCAAACTCATACCGAATAGCCGCCCGCCGACCATCTTGGTATTGTTGCTCTGTTACATAGGCAACCCGTATTCTCTCTTGGTGATCCGTCCACGTTCCAACCCGTAGTCCGGCATATCCTTCGGCGTCCGTTAGAGTTCCGCCAAATCTACCAAATCTTCCCGGCTGGGCACTTGGGTCAGGTTGCCCATGGTAGACAACCCTTAGCCCTTGATGTTCAGCTAGTTCCCGGTTCCTATCTGCAATCTGACGTAGGGACGGGGGCGGGGGTGCTTCCGGAACCGTAACCGGCCTGGTTGCCCTGGCGATCCGCTCGGCGGCCTCGGCCTGTTCTCTGGCAATGAGTTCCGCGGCCCCTAGGAGTTCCCCTTGCTGATTCCGAAGCGTCCGCACCGGTGTATCCAACCAGGTAGCAACTTCGGGGCTGGCAGCGGTTCCATTGAATCCAAGGCCCCGGAGAAACTCATTAGGTACGGAACCCCAAGTCGATGAGACCGTCGTAAATGCCCCACCCGTATGAGAAAGGACTCTCAACGACCCATCAGGGTTTAGTTCTATCGTATAGCCCGCCGCCTCCAAGAACGATCGCGGCGTAAACAGTTCGCCGGATTCAACCAGGGCCTGAAAGGCCGCCGGATCTGCCTGCATTAGATGCTGGGACTCCTCCAGGGCTCTTGTGAGAATGGTGTCTGCGGCCCGGTACTCCCCTGCGATGATCTCATAGACCTGTCGCCAACGCATGTTCCGCGTACGAGGGGAGTAGGGGACATTGAGCGCCCAGGCCAAAACCCAATTTCGGTGGTCTCCAACTCGGGCAAACCGACCAAGAGCTAGATCGAGATCTCCCAGATACAACGACTGCAAGTTCAGTTGAGCAGCCTGCTCTAGGGCCAGTCGAGATGCCGTGACATCGGCTGCCGTCCTTGCCGCCTGCAAAGCCCCCTGGGCTGCCTCGTTGAGATCGGCCCGCAGGTTCGATAGGGCGGCGGATGTCCGTCCCATCTGCGCCCCTGCCCTCGCTGCGTCCCTTCGGATAGATGGCCCTTCCTCACTAAAGAGTTCATTCAACTGCTGAGCCCCCGCCTCGTTACCATCCGCCCGCAGACGACCTATGTCATCTCGCAAGCCAGCATCAGCCTCATCCAAAAGGTTCCGCCCAGGAGGAATGTCGACAGCCTCCGGGGCCGCTGCCGGAGTTACGGTAACTTCTGGGGCGGCTGTTGGGGCGGCGGGCATAGCATCCAATGCCTCTCTCAGAAGGCGGGCATCCTCTCTCATGAGGTAGAATTCCTGCATTCCCTCCTCGTATGCTCCCTCGCCCAGGAGGATGTCTTCTAGGCGCTGTAATTCTGCCTGTGCTTCCCCCCTGGTTCCCTCCCATACGCCAGTGGGTCCCTCAACCCTGATCCTTTCGGGGATGGCCGTGGGCGCGGCCTCAACAGCCGCCCTTGAAGGCAAGCCTACATTGTCAACAACGACCCTAGCCTCCCCGTCTGCAATGCCTCGCATCTGATCTCGAATATCCCGATATACACGGGTGGCAAGAGCAGACGCGTCATCCTCGCTTATACCTAACCGCCCAGCAACACTCGCAATGGCCGCCCGAGCTTCCGAAGCGGGTAGAGGATTCTGCCCCCGCATGGTCCGGGAAAGTTTGGAGCCGGCATCATAGAGATCCCTTTGAACATCAGAGGCGAAGGTAATCTCGGCTTGTCGATGTCCAGCGCGCCATGAGCGGGTGAGAGTTTCTCTTGGTGCTGGTCTCACATTCTGCGTCGGCCCAGGATGTGCAGGGGCTTCAGGAGGTGGAGCGTCTGGGGGCACCTCCGGGAGGGTCCCAGCCTCCATCGCATCGTCTACAGCATTGGCCGCCCCGTTCATCCTCTCGGGATCGATCGGCACGTCAGCACCTGGCATGTTGCGGAGGTTCTGCAAGTTCTGGGCCGCCTGATCCTCCTCGAAGCCGGCCAGGATGTCATCAAACAACTGCCCTATGGAACGATCAATCTCCTCCGGCGTCCCACCCTGCTGAAGGATGTCCCGGACGCCCTGTTCAATCACGGCATGGGCGGCACGGGCGTTGGGGTCGTTCCCCAACAGGTTCATCATCCGGTTCATCAGGTCTTCGCTCAGGATCAGGGGGACACGGCCTCGGGTCCTCAACCCGGCAAGGAGATCCAGGACCTCTGTCATCCGGGACGGGTTGGCAATCCCGTACCCCGTCGTACTCCTACTCACCCGATAACGAAGGCTTCTCAACAGGGCCGATGCCACCGGATCTGCCTGACTCTCAAGAAGAGCGGCGGAAAGCCAATTATCCAGATGGTGTGCCATGATGGAAACATCAGTCTCATACAGGCGCAGGTAGGTTGCGGCTCGGGCGGTGACTTCGGTCCCCTCCCAGATGGCCCCTAAACCTCCAAGCCAGCCGTTCCAGGCCGGTATCCGTCCGTGGCGCACTCCCTCCTCAGCACCCATGCGGAACCACTCTACGAAGTTCCTTGGTAGACGGCCCTCGAGTGCCAGATCCTCTAGGCTACGGCCCCCAAGTTGGGTCGAATGTAGGACCATCCTAAGATCCTCGGGGAAGAAGGTCCCAAGTTCCTGGAATCTGGCCAGAATTGTGTCCAAGGACTGGAAAGGGTTTGAGCCCGTGATGATGGCTTTGAAGTAGGTATCAATGATGTTGTTGATGACAAAGGAAGGCCGGGCTCTCAGCACCATTGTCGTCCAGAAGCTCATGAACCCCTGATAGGTGTCGTTGATAGCCACCATCGCCCGTACCAAGCCACTAACGTTGGATGAAGGGCGCACCATCACACCTTCGAGCCGACCAATCGCATCCTCAGGGATCCCGTGAAGATCCCAAACGTTATCTATGTTTCTTGAGAAGTCACGAAATAGTTGTTGTGGATCAACACTATCCAGACCTAGCTCTCTCAGAATTCGACGCACTCTCCCAATCGTGGCCGGCTCGTTGGTTTGGTGATACGCCCAAGCAATCAGACCCTCATCCAAATACCGAGTCCCCCGTGCTCCCCCAAGCCCCGGAAGAACTCTCAACTCCAAATACCTCTGCCGGAAGCGTTCGGAAAGCGCGTGCACTAGGCTCCGAGGCTCACTGGCAAACGCATTGGCCGAGCGGACCAGTTCCAGATCAGTTGCCGCAGTCCGTCCCGCCCCAGCCTCCCGACGCAAAACGACTAGCCGAGCCTCCGCTACCTCATCGGCGGCATCCGATACCATTGCAACAAACTGCCGCTCCGTAAAGGGGGCAGCTTCGGTTCCTAGTCTCTCAATGAGTCCCCTGAACCGTCTCATCAGGTTGTCGGTCAGGCCATACCGTACCCGCTCGACGCCGGTCATCGGATTCGTCCTATCAAACATCCGATGAATAACATGCAACATCCCATCCGTCCCCGTCACCCGCTCCGTAGCGCGGGCGATCGTGCCCATAATGCGCCCACCCCATGACCGACCCCAAACATACGAAGCCGATAGATGTGCCATCCCTCTGAAGATCTCTCGGGCAGCCACAAATCCCCGCCCCACGACCGGGGCGTGTTCCGCCATCTCCCATGCCGCCCGAACCCCCTTCCCAAGAGCCCCACCCAATGACCTTACAATATCATCAGCAAACGGGATGGAAACATAGTTGAATACGTCCGTGAGGCCCTGCCAAGCAAACTCCAGACCTTGGTCCGCATTGACCATCGTAAGCTGGCGCATCTCGTCTTGGCCAGGCAAGCGTCCCTGTTGAAGAATGAATAACCAGATGTTTCGGTTATCGGCCTCCCATCGCTCCTGGCCGTCCGCCAAAAACATGTAACTGGCTGTCCATCCACCCATTCCAACCGAATGGAACTCGGGATCATACGAGTCCCGCAAGGCCCCAACCGCCGCAGATCCCCTCTCAAACAGAGCGTTCATTTCATCTTGTGCCTGACGCCCGCTTGTCCACCTAATTATGCTTTTGGGGTCCATCCATCGATTGTACTGGTCCACAAGGTCCTGAATATCCTCCATGCGCCGAAGTGGGGCATCCCGGATTTCAACAGATTCTTGGATAATCTCCTCGGTCATCTCCGGGGAGACGCCCGACAACAACATCGTCTGACGAGCCCCATCCAGGTCGTCCGCTCGGATCTGATTTATCACATGATGGCGAGATACCCCAAGCAGTTCGTCATGGGGCACTGGAGATTCAACCTCTTCACTAAAGACGGACTTGACCACCTCCACAATAGCAGCCGGAATCTCGGCTTCCAGCAATCCAACGAAGTTGGTTACATCTTGCGAGAACGTCTGCCACCCCGCGTCTTCTTCTAGTCTCTCAACAAAGGGAGCCTGCTCTATTGGCTCCTGACGTATTTCTCCGACGCCGGCCCGCCCACTTATCAACGCACGCGGCTCGGCACTCAAAGTGTAGGCCGGCTGAAAATACGTCCTCAAAATACCAGGAATCGCATTCTTGATAAGAGACCAATCCACTATGAGCCCACGCCAAGAAATGGAGGACGTTTTTACGAGGAAGTTTACGACAGGGTTCCGCCTACGCAACTCAATCCAGTCCTGCATCCGATTGAAGGTTAGGCGGTTCCACAAAGAGCCGGCATGTTGTAATAGATCCCGATCCTCAAAAGGCTGTACGGAGAATGTTCTTAGTTCCGTCTCTCCTCGATGGTACAGATAAACACTCTCACCCGAGGCCGGCGGTCGTCCTGTGATGCCCAGCGCCGATGGGAAGTTCAGCCACCCATTTTCTCGAAGAACCCCCCTTTGTGTCACCAGATGTTGGTATTCCCTCATCCGTTCTGAGTTTTCAATCCCCTCTAGGTTCCCCTCCGCCTCCATCTGTGAAATCTGGTTGTTGATCTCCACTACGTCCCAGTTCTGAGGACCTGCCGGACGAATGACGTGCCCGCCCGCCAAAATCGCTTCTGGGATCTGAGCATGTTCGGGTGGGGCCGCCTCCGCCTCCATAGGAATCTCTCCGACCCGCGGGCCGGGTTTTCCCCGGACCAAGGACATTGGAGACCATGCCCCCTGGGCAGGAGGAGCCCCCTGGGCGGGATGAAGAAGAAGAGAATCCGCGGGCCGTCTCTTTGGCCCCGGATCACCAGGCCCCTTTATCCCCCGACCCGTAGCAACGTCCCTGAATTCCTTGGAGCGTGGATCCAGTCGAGGAAATCTCGATTGTTTGAGCGGCATAGGTTATTCCTTGGGAGCTTCGACCGTCACTTGCCGTGCGCGGGGAGGTTGGGTAACTTCCTTCATCAGGACCAGCACCACGTCCATGTTGAAGGGAGCCCACGCAACAACCTTGTATCCGTCCATACCAAACTCGTTCAGACTCTTCTCTGACTCTATGTTGTTGGTAGCCGTCACTCGGGTAATCTTGTACTCGTATTTCATCTCAGCCTCCTGGGGCTAGAAATATAGGTACTTCGAACCACGAGCCCGGCCAAACGTCCCGGCCTGGGTCGTAGGTCGTAGATTGAAATTGGTAAAATAGGGCTGTGTTAGGGATTGTCCGAGAGGACCATAGGCACCCAACTCCCCACCCTTAGCCGTAGCTAGCAAAGGATCCACATTAGAGAGCATCTCCATGTAGGATTGGCGTGTCTTGCCTCCGCCCGTTGATGTCACTCCACCCAGAACGTCCTGGAGCCACCGATACCCGGCCCCCAACTTGCTTGCATCCCCTCCAGCCTCGGATGCAATGAGATTAGACAGGGTTTGGATAGCGTCCTGCGATCGCTGGGTTCCCATGAAGTATGACGTGTCCTGCTTACGTCCTTCCATGAAGGCAAAGTCTCTTTCCTCCCAAGCATCTCCGCCCGTCACAGACTCAGGGGAGTAGGGGGTAAGATCCTTCCCCCAAACCGTGTACAGTTGGTTTGCAACCCTCGCCTGGTCCTCTGGAGATAGATAGGGGATCAGGGCATTCGCCATCACCGTCCAGGCTACGTCCGGCTGGTCCATCAGGGCACGATCGGTCGGAACCCAAGGCTTCCACCAAGCCGGGACATTCGGCCCCGCAGCCTGATAGGTCCCCGTTGTCCACGAGATGGTAGGCGCAGCACCTCCGCCCCCACCATCGCCACCCCAGCCCCCATCACCCCCACCTCCCCCAAGGTACTCTTTGGGGGGCATAAAACCTGGCATCTTCCCTCCCATAATCTCGGGCGGGGTATATTGGGAAGGGCCACCACTCCAGTTCACTGCTTCCTGGTTCCACCAATCGGGGCTCATTGAGGTCCCTAAATAGGAACGACGCCATTGACTGACCTCTCCAAAGGGGGTCAGGCTGCTCGGGCGGATGACATCAGCCCTCTCTCCAGGCAGAACTGGAACATCTGATCTAGTCTCATCCCGGAAGTATCTAGGGCTTGTTGTCCTTGGCGCAGTGTACGTAGTGCCTCTTGGTGAACGTGTAGTCGTCGTGCGCCTAGACGACTTATAGGCAGGTGCAAAATCACCCGTTGTCCTTGGCATTGTGGGCCTTCCTTTTCTCCATGTCGATCAAGTACCGCTCGACCTGCTCATCCCCATAATGCTCTCGCAGAGTCTTGATGCTGTCCGGAGATATCTTCATATAGAAGTCAAGATCCGGGTCCATTGCCATCCCGGCCTGGCCCTTGAGCATGTTCAGGGCCTTCTTGTAGTTGCCTTTCATCCGTGCGAGATTGTTCACTGAACTCCTCCTGTCAGCATCCCAGGAGCCGCATTCGCCAGAGCATCCATCATGTCCGTGGCTGCCTGGCCTGGGGCTTCCCCACCTGCCTGTTGCCTAGTTGGCTGGCCAGTCGACCCCATCCCGCCCATCATCTGCTCAGGGTTGCTAGGCTCCTTGGGCCGCCCAGGCTCCCCAGACAACTGTCCCTGCTGCATCATCACCAGGACTTGCTGGGCAATCTCATCGCCCTCATCAGCCGCTTCCTTCAGGGCCGCCATGACGGCATACTGTTTGAAGGCTGGGTGCTGGGTTGCCTGCCACTGGATCAGCTTGTCAACCTCATCATCCGGCTGCTCAATGTCCAGGTACCGCTCCATGATCGTCCAAGGAGACAGCCAAGGGGCGGCCTGCGTCGCCATGGCGTGGTTGCGTACCTGATCGTTAGGGAACTTGGGCTTGATATAGGCCCGCACCAGATACTCGGATACTTCCTGCCCAAATATCTGCTCAACGAAGTCCTTGCCTCGCATCCGCCCATAGGCTCGTATCATCGAGCCGGCACCAAAGGTTGCAATCAGCCGTAGGACCTTCCGGCCCCATTCCGACCACATCCGCTCCAGATGCCGAACCGGCTGCTCCAACCGAATGCGGTTCTGGTCTCCCATCTGGGACAGGGCGTAACCGGCGACTTGTCCGGTCCCCGATCCAAACATCACATCTGCAAACCCGGACTGCTGAAGCCTGGCCCTTAGGTAGTTGATTTGCTGATCAACATCCGGCGGGTTGCCGGGCCATTTGGGAAACTCTAGACTCTCGTCCGGGGTCAACTCCACAACTTTGGTTAGGCCGGGGTCGATGTCTACTCCACGGCCCGCCGCTACCCTCGCAACCATAGGCATCCCGGTATATACCTTGACCTGATGCATCCTACGGTTGACAGATTTCTCCAAGAAATCAATAGTTCCCTCTAAAGGTCGGATGATGCTGTCGAACCCAACAGGGTCTAGTTTCCTTGTAGGTTTGAACTTGCCAATCTCGAAGGGGAGATCTTCGTACCCATCAGCGATCGCCAATGGCCACATCACCTCGCCCGAGTACGTCAGGGCGTGCTGGATCACTTCCTTCTTGACTGTGTAGACCTCCGGCTGTCCCAGGACGGGATTGAATCTTGGCATCCCATCCGGACCAATAACCGGCTGCTCGATCTCCATCTCTGTTCGGCACCAGTAGTCCACCAATTCGGCCTTGGAGGCCAAGTCCATCTTTTGTGATAGACTCCAGGTGGCGTACTTCGGAGGCAACATCCCGAATTCCTGCTCAACCTGATAGGGGCTCATCTGAACGATCCGGAAGATGTGATCGAACCCGCCCTTCCCGCCAGGAATGAACTTGATCTCCGTAGCGTCCAAAACCTTGAGGCACATAGGCGGGGTCTTATAGACCTGGATCGGCTCTCCAGTCTTAGGATGCTGCCCCATCGTCTTCTCGGATTCATCAAGTTTGGGATCCCAAACCGTATAGAGCACAGACGACCCATCCCGGCAGGCTTGCAGGATGCTCTCATACTGAATATCGTAGCCCTCCCGCTCCGATGCAACATCCACTAGACCCACCAGGAACTTCTCGATCCGGCTGGTATCCTCCCGCTCCCCATGCGATGGGCTGAAGCCTAAAGCCCGGAACTCCAGACCGTTGGCCATAATGATCCCGACTGCCAAGTCTGTAACGTTGGTGGCGGTAGGGTCGGGGAACCTTTCCTCTCCAGCCTTGGGCTGTCCTTTGTAGTGGTCAAACTCATACAGACGACGCCACCGACGAATGTTCTCGTGCCAAGGGTTGGAGAATTTCTCCGCCTCAACTCGGTACTTCACGATAGCATCAAGGGTTCTCTTGTTGTCAACTGAGTTTTGATCAAGATAAACTGACATTGATTACCTCTTATCCCGCAACGGCTCGGGTAGCATCGACTGGTCTATGTAGTTTGCGTCCCAGCCTGTTGCATCCGAGAACGGGGATTCGATCCGAATCCGGTTGCTCGTATCAATACCCCCTACCTTCACCACATAGTAAGACGCCATGGCCATGGCTACCGCGGCATCGATAGGGTAGGTGGATTCCTTATCCTTGACCAAACGGAACCCACGCTCGTCTACCTTCGCTTTGGCGAAATGGACATGCTGACGAAGTTGGTCATCAGGGTAGACGGCCATGATCCCCTGCCGGAATAGGTCATACATGTTCTGCGTTGCCGCAATCATGTTGGTGGAGCTTTGTGTAAACTCCACTAGAGGCAGACCCCGTTTGTGTAAAGTCACCATCGAACGGTGGAATTGGGACGGATCGTAAACAATCGCGGCTACTTTGAATGCCTTCGCCATTTGTATGATCCACGCCTCAATCGTCTCCTCAAGATCCAATCCAATCATCCCTGGGGGCGGGGTCCATATCCGGTGGAAGCCCAGCCCGACCTGGGGCCTCATCATATCGTAGTACATCCCCAGCCCAGCCGTGCAGTCGTGCTTGACCCCAATATCCACCCCAATCACCATTGGCAGTGTCCTGGCGGGGTTCTGGGGCTGAAGCATTAGCGGTGCCGTAAGGGTCGTACACTTGTCGTACCATTCGATCGGCATGAACTGCTCTTCTGTCGTCACCCACTCGACCCGGTGCATCCTCAGGAAGTCCGAGGGACGAAGGCTCTGCATCTCGGTCTCGTAATACTCCGGAGTCTGCCAAGGCATCCTGGGCTCATGGTCCCAATAGCAGAACGTCCCACCGCTCTCATAACAAACCGGACCCTTGGAGTCCGTGATGTCCTTCAATTCCTCAACGACCGTCCCATTCTTCACAACCTTGTTGTACATATCGAGAAGCAAGTTCGGAGATTCGTTCTCATACCCAGCGTAAGTTACGATAACTTGGATTGGATTCTTGACTGTTGGAGGGATGGTCATCTCAGCCCACATCCGCATTGCATCCTCACTCGTGTAGGCCCACAACTCATCAAACAACGTACATCCAGGTTGAGCGCCTGCCGCCGACCGATAGTGCTTCGCAAGCACCTTGACAAACGAGCCGTTGGGGAGGTCAATACGGAACTTCTGGGTCCGCGACCGGTCAGATGGAGGAAGTTCCTCATTCTCGTGATCGAAATGCCAACGCATCGCAGCGAACACCCGCGCCTCCGCCTGCTCTATGTCATTGGCGCAAACATACACTTCACTTCCAGGCGGCCCGACCTCCCGGATGTACCAAGTACCAATAGCAGCCGCCAGCAGGGTCTTCCCAGACTTCTTAGGACACGCCCAAATGATGCGCCTATATGGTAATGTCCCATCCTCCTTTGGTGTCAGACAGTGGCGAAGGATCCTCTCGGCTATGGGGAATAGCTCATAGTGACCGCTATCCACAACCTCTGAACTACATAAGAACCCGTTGTCCTTCACCCAGTCCACGAAGCCCCGCATTACAACATCCCCCTTCCGTGATAGCCGAGTCCAAACAATCGGGCGATGGTACCCTTGCGATAGTCCTGGAGGGAAGTCCTCTTCATCGCATTACACGCCCTACACAAAGGCTGCAAGTTGTCAAGTCCCTTCTTGCCCCCCTCATCGATCGGGATCACGTGGTCCCGCTCTAGATTGTCTCTCGACCCGCACCGCAAGCACCTATGGTCAAAGATACGCAAGCACCATTCCCAGTCGTCATTGTTGAAGTCGGCGCTTACTCTCTTGCGCCGCTTCCCTGTGTTGTACCCACTTCCTACCTTCTTGGAATACCACTCCTTGTTCTGGGCCTTCCGCTCTTCTTTGTGCGTTTCGTAGTACCGCTTCAGGGTGGCCTTCCTGGAGGCCGTAGTCATTACTCAATCCACCGATAGTGCTCATGGCCCGACTTGCCACACCAGACCTGAACCTGCAATCTTCCATCAGACAGGAGCCATTCATGACGACGCAGCCGCTTCCCACAGTCAATACAGATATCCATCTCTCCATTGAAGAAGTATCTCTCCTCGTCCGTCAATGGACGAGCAGCTCGCCCCGCCATACAGGTCGTGACCAACATCGCTAGGAAGAGGAAGACTGCGACCGAGATTCCCGCGCCGTCGCTCACTTCTTCTCCTTCTTCACAGTGCTCCAGAGCTTCTTGAAATAGGGCATAGCCGCTTCCCGACTTGGGTACGGCTTGGCGTTCTTGCGTTCACCGGTCTCAGAGTTGACTACGTAGTAGCCATTCCCAGACTTTATGATCTTGTAGGGCACCTACTGTGGGGCTCCTCCCCCTGTTAGAGCCGTCCATAGTTCCATCAAACGTGCCGGCAAATCCCCACGAATACTCCTGTCTAGTTGTCCACCAGGGCCGTAGGTTTGCATCGCCTCCCTGTTCGCAAGAATCGCCGGGTTCTTGAACGGTACAGGGTTGACGCGATTGGGGTCTTTCCCAATCCCATCACCTAACAGGTTCCGGGGACGGATCGAGGCCGGGCCAGGGGCTCGCCCCATAGTAGGAAGCATCCGCCGGATCCCTGGTCGGATCATGTTTGGGGAATACGGTACTTTCCCCCTCGAGGGGTCTTTCGTAGGACCCCCACCCCCGGCGCGAGGAGCAGGCGGCCTAATAACGGGCAGAGAGCCTGGCCGCGGGCTCATGCGGCTCTTAGACGGGTCCGGCCTCGGGGTAGGACTTCTATACGCGGCAGGATAAAGCATCTTGGCCATAGCAAACCTCCAAGGTAGTTATTGTCTAGTGTAGTCTATCAGAGTTTGGG